TGACGGACGATGATGCGTACACAATGACTATAGTTGTCACGCAAGACGCGACGAATGATTACACGCTGACATTTCCTTCGTCATGTAAGTTTCAAAGCGGTATTGCCCCAGCAATTCCATCTGTAGGCGAAACCGACGTGTATGTCTGCTTTACCGTTGATGGTGGTGTGAACTGGCTGGTGTTCTTGGCTGGCGAGGATATGGGTTAATGTCGAGATTAGGAAAATCTCTTATTGCTGCAACGTCGCGTAGAAACGCGCCAGCGCGTTTGGGTGATCCAGAAGCGTACAAGTTTGGTGTGCATGATGTTGATTTAGGCGACGTATTGGAAAGCCTATATACGATTGGCGGCATTCCAAAAACAGCTACTAAATACAGGCTGGGTACGCGCTATATGGCGATCAATTATAACTCTAGTGGTCTTAAATATTATATCACATGGGTTCATACTCAATTTTCAGGTTCTACTTCTAATTCATCTTATGATAAATTAGATTGTGTCCATCTTACTTTGACGGAGCCACATGATCTAAATACTATCGATCATGACCAAACTGTTTATAAGTCGATAGATTTTGATGATGTTGACGCAACATTAGCCAATGGTTTTTCGCTGAATGATGGTTACGGCTCATTTAATTGGGCTAATGGCGGTTACAAATTTAATGTTTTTGTTAGAACAACAAGTTCTATTTTTACGCAAAAATACAATGTATATACGCTTACAGCACAAACGCCATATGATCCGACAACGTTTTATCCAGGCACACAGCTTGGGACATCAAACTTTCAGTTAGCAGAAAACAAGCAAGATTTTCAAAGTTCAACACAGATACACTGGGATTTAACAGGAACGAATGCACTTTTAACTGCTAGAGGTTCGCCGTTTTTGTCCTACAGCACGACCTCGTCAAACGCTTATAATTTTGATGGTGGCGGCTCGGGATCGCAATGGCCTATTCCAAATGCTGCTTGGTACAGCCCAGCGTTGTCCGCTCGTAGTTCCAGTTATGCAAGTGATACTACGTCGCGCGTTTGGGTCGGAACTGTAAATAGTACCTATGATGATGTTTTTTATCCTACCCGTAGTTCGGTAAATAATGATGCAACCTTAATTTTAGAAAAAAATAGAACCACAAAAGCAAGCAACAGAACTTGGTTTACAAAATATGGTTTAACACCGACTTCTTATAATTGTGGTGATATTGATGCGTCACAACCTAATATTACATCAGTTCGTGATTTTGGTTTTAGCTTAGACGGCACAAAGCTGTATCAGCTTGGAAGTTCAGTTTCAAATAGTTATTCAGGGCCGGTTTATCTGCAACAAGCTAATCTATCGACACCATTTGACCCCAGCACAGCAACTTCTTACACGTCACTTGATATTGCTACGGTGATAAACCCGACTTCGGCTAGTGCAAGTACATTTGCGTGTTCTTTCTGTTTTAACCTTGCAAATACATACGCTGGCACGACGGCTTATGCTGCTGGAAAACGTTTATTTATTTTAGGCATCGATCTAAATGAAAACGTTAAATTATACACGTTAAATCTATCAACCGCGTGGGACGTAAGCACAGCAACGTTGGATGAAGCATTAGCGGAAAATGTTACAGGGATAACTGGTAACGACATTGTTGCTGCTGATAGTACAGCGATTTTTCGCTCTCAAATATTTATGCATCCCAATCGACAAAATGCGTCTAGCCAAAATATAGAAGCCGTATGCATTATGCCGTATTGCGGCCCTAATAATGATAAGATGAATACTTGGCTGTTGGAAAACAACGGTGGCGGATCATGGACAAGTATTTACGTTGGAAACTTGCAAGATTTCATTGAACAGGACGCAAATTCTATCGGCGGATCAACGACTTATAATGCGTTCCAAGACATAGCAGAAAAAAGTTATAACTACCCAACTTTAAATATGCATGATTTTGGGCAAAACTTTCACGACACAAGCCAGACTAAGTATGGTGTGCGTCGTGAGGCGTATTATAGATTTTTACAGACAGTTGACATTACTTACGGTTCTGGCGCGTCTGGGGCTGACATTATTAATGTTGAAAATTGTTCGACAGGTCATGGCGAAATTCAACAGCGTCCCGCAACTAGATCGTCTGGGACAGGGAACTTTGCAGAGGCGGTATATGTTGGGGAATTAGTTCGCACGGTTAGTGCTGTATATGGCACTACGCAAAACGATAGAATGTATATGCCGTGTATTCTTGAAGAAGCAGCCTCACCTAACGATAATACAATTCAGCATTACGCCTGTTATAATCGTTACAGAATGGGCGGAGTTGATGACTTTAACATTGGTTCTGGGCAAATAGCGACCAATCACCATTACACACCACCAACAAACGGACAAATAATAGAAGGTGTTCCAATCGGAGAAATTTTCAGTGGTCGCGGTGCGTATTCAATTAACAAGAAACCTGGCATTTTCATGCATCCATTACGCGCGGCTACGGCTGAACTGCCAGAGTTGAATGCGCGTATAGGCTTTATTGATGACAGGGGATACGTTCAATACCTTGAATCTGATTATTATTCAGATAATGGGCAGTACCCGCTACCCACTGTTTTGAATGAGCCTAGAGGTGTAAACGCGACAATGGGCTTGGGATTGAAGTATCTCAAGACTGAAAACACTATTTCAGCGCATGATATATTTATGGACGATCAAACGTTCTATGCATCGCAAGCCAGGTATCAACGAATAAAAGATGTTGAGTTCGATCTAACTGGTCATGTTTGTCTAGTTTTAACTGGCAGCATGGGAGCGACAAGTGGTGATTGGGCTGATTCCGTATGGGTTTATTTCGTAACAAAGCCGTTTTCTACAAATAAAAATGATTGGACGTATGTTGGCAAATCCACACATGCGGGTGCTGGAAACCGTCCTGACTCAATGAGTATTTTTCGTGATAGAGTAATTTTTACAGACACGGATGCTGATGTTTTGTATTATGAATCAATTGATATTAGCGACGTTAGACGTTTAGGGCCAAATGCGACGATACCAGCAACTTGGATGACTAGCCCAAGCCAAGACAGGCAAAGTTTAGCAAATAACACTGAAAATATACAGGTAAGCCATAACGAAAATTTAGATGGCTCATACGATGCTCTTTGGACTTATAAGACCAGTGGGACAACATTTTTGTATAAATCAACAATTGTTTACAATCCAACTTATACACGTTGGGAAAAAGGCACCTCTAGTCCAGCTTTGTTTGTTGGTGCAAGTGAAACTGGAACACATTTGTCAGACGATGTTTTTTCAACATATGCGTGGTGGTATGATTGGGATAAAGATATTCTTTATTTTGCGCAAGCAAATGAGGATGCATCTAGCACCTACCGTAATCCTCTGACCATAAGCCGTGTTCCTTTGTTAACTAAAACGGGTGGCGTTGTAAATAATTCGTGGGAGTTCAATTATGACGCAATAGAAACGTTCGATCATCGCGGCACGGTAAATGTCGCGCCACATCGAATAAAAGTCCACAGAGATCGTCTGATATTTGTGGACTATGAAAAACTGTACATTGGTTCCGTAAGGCTAAAATAGGAGTGTAAAATGTGGATCAAAGCAAACGGCGAAACCCCAGAAGTTTGGCCATACGACATGACAAAACTAAAAGCTGATAATCCAAATACTGCTTTTCCTAGAAACCCAACCGCTGAAACGTTAGCTGCGTTCAACACTTATATTGTAACTGTAGGCGCGGTGCCAGAATACGATTATCTGACACAGCAAACATCGCTAGATGTGCCAGTTTACGAAAACGGCGAATGGTCAGTGGAATTTCTTGTTACAGATCGACCACAAGATGAAGCCGAGGACGCAATTAGAGGTCGTCGTAATGGGTTGCTGGCTGCGACAGATAATTGGGCTTTGTCAGATCGAACAATGACACAAGCACAAACAGATTACCGACAGGCATTGCGTGACGTACCAAACCAAGAAGGTTTTCCGTATTCTGTGGTTTGGCCTACAGACCCTAGTTGATAACTACGGCAAGCGGAGAATGACAAAGTGGACAAAAGGACGGTAGCATCTGCGCATGAACGCATAGACGGGCTGGAAAAAGAGGTGGTTGAGATTAAAACCGAAATGAAAATCCAGTTTAAAGATTTGTTTAATCGTGTGAAGCGCATGGAAAGCATAATGATCGGGGCTACAGCATCGATCATTGGATTACTTGTTGCGGTATTGATGAAGATGGGCTGATGATTGATCCTCTTTCGGCATTAGCGATTGTAAAATCGGGAATAAGCGCTGGCAAGCAATTGCACAGCATGTCGAAAGAATTGGCAGGGTTTTTCGATAGTGTAGACGGCGCAAAAAAAGCACACGCCAAAAAGAAAAACAGTGTGTTTGCATCTGCAAATGAAGAAGCAATGGCGACTTGGACGCAAATGCAAAACGCTAAAGTTGCCGAAGAAGAATTACGAGAGTTTATTACAAACACTAAAGGATACAGCGCGTATCAAGAGTTGTTAAAACTTAGACGCCAAATAGCAAACGAGCGTCGAGAAGCCGAGCGTTTAGCTGAGATAGAACGGCAAGAAAAACAAGAATTAATTGCGACAATTCTTGTAATTTTGATGATGATTGTCGGTTCAATTGTGGCTGTTGGGTTCTTCCTAAAAGCAAAAGGGTTTATCGAATGAACGAACTAATTCCTGACAAAAAAGCGTATCAAATCAACAAGCGCCGAATGGCTTGGTCAGCGTTGGGCATGATGATTATTACCACAATAGCAACGATTATAGATCCGCAGCGTATGGCTGGCGCAGAGAGCGTTTTGATGACCCAATATATCGCTCTTTCGGGGCTTGTAGGCGCGTATTTCGCATTAAGCGGTAAAGCTATGGGAGGTGAAACGTGATTGGTCAAATTGTATCAGCAATTGGTGGGCTTGCTACGTCATATATCGACGGCAAAACTGCTATTCAAAAAGCAAATGCCGAAATACGGCTCAAAAAAGCAACGTCAGAAACAGATTGGGAACAAGCTGCAATTGAGGCTTCTAATAATAGCTGGAAAGACGAGCTTTGGACAATTTGCTTTGTGGCTTTGTTGCTGGCTAATTTTATACCTGGCTTACAACCAGTTATGGAACAAGGATTTGCCAACCTTGAGGCTACCCCCACGTTCATTCAATGGGGCATGTATGCCTCGATTGCTGCCTCATTCGGAATAAGAACAATTCGTGGTTTCGGAGTGAAAAAATGAGTGATGCATTGCGCAAGTTGCAAGAGAAAGTAGGGACGACGCCAGACGGTAGTTTCGGCCCAAATACTGCCAAAACGATTGCAAACTATTACGAATGGTCGCCAGAACGCGGAGCGCATATGCTTGGTCAGTTGGTGCATGAAAGTAATAATTTCAAAGCGACAACAGAAAACCTGAATTATTCAGCAAAAGCATTACTTGCTGTGCATCCGCGATACTTCAAAACGCAAGAGCAAGCAGAAGAATACGAGCGTCAACCACAAAAAATCGCTAATTACATCTACATGGACGAAAACCGAACGAAAAAAGGTGCGCTTGGAAATGTCCGTGAAAATGACGGCTGGGTGTGGCGAGGCCGTGGATTTTTACAATGCACAGGGCGTTCTAATTATCGTGCATTTGCAAGCGATATGCGCATACCAGAAGTGATGGATGACCCATCATTGGTTGCGACAGAGTATGCAATGGAAAGCGCTATCTGGTTCTTTAAGCGCAATAATATTTGGCGCATTTGCGATCAAGGTGTGAATGACGAGACTATCGAAAAGGTTACGCGCAGAATAAATGGCGGAACTAAGGGGATCGATCACCGTCGCAAAGAAACCTACAAGATATATGGCTGGCTTAAATGAGTAACGCGAAGGTACTTAACGACTTAGATAAAAAGATTGCGGCTGCTAAACGTCAAAAACTGGCGTTGGAGTGCCGCACATCTTTTATCGACTTTGTTAAGTACACGATGCCTGATGCCGATGATCCAGAAAACATTGATGAAAGCATGTTTAAGGACGCCAAGCACCATAGAGCGCTGGCAAAAGTGCTGGAAAAGGTCGAAAAGGGCCATATTCCGCGTCTAATTGTGTCTATGCCGCCCAGACATGGTAAATCTGAACTGATTTCTCGTCGATTTGTGCCTTGGCTGCAAGGACGTGACCCGTATCGCAATGTGATCTTTGCTACATATAACGAAGATTTTGCAAAAGACTTTGGTGCGGATGTTCGCAACATTATGTCACTGCCGCAATACAAGCACGTTTTCCCCAGCTTTGGGCTGCGCAAGGGTGGGGCAAGTAAATCTAGGATACAAACGTCATCTGGGGGCATGTCAGTGTTTGTAGGGCGCGGAGGATCGATCACAGGACGTGGTGGTGACTTTGTTATACTTGATGACCCAATCAAAGACAGTATCGAAGCCAATAGCCCGACGTTGCGGGAACAATTGTGGCAGTGGTTTACGCAAGTTTTAATGACGCGCCTTATGACTGCTTCTGCATCAATCGTTATTGTCCAAACGCGCTGGCATGAGGACGATCTAATTGGTCGGCTTACTGATCCAACTAACCCGCATTACAGCGCAGAAGAAGCGGCAAAGTGGAAAATCATTAATTTACCAGCGTTGGCAGAAGAAAATGACCCATTAGGGCGCAAAGAAGGTGAACTGTTGTGGCCCGAACGGTTTGATATGGAGTTTATGGAAGCGCAGCGGCGGTTAGATTCACGCGGATTTAGCGCTTTGTACCAAGGTAGGCCGACACCAGAGGACGGTGATTTGTTTCGCCGTGAGAACATCAAGTATTACAACCGCAAAGACTTGCCTGATGATTTGCGCGTGTATGCAGCAAGTGACCACGCTGTTGGGGTTGATAAGACGCGAAATGACGCAACATGTTTACTGATTGTAGGCGTAGATAAAAACGATGACATTTATTTGCTCGACAGTTGGTGGGAAAAACAGCCGACAGATAAGGTTGTTGATGCAATGCTAACGCTTATCAAAAAGTGGAAGCCATTAATTTGGTGGGCAGAAAAAGGCCATATATCAAAAGCAATCGGCCCGTTTTTGCGTAAACGTATGGGTGAAGAACGCATTTATTGTCGCATCGAAGAAGTAACGCCAGTTGCAAACAAAGTGCAACGTGCGCAATCGATTTTAGGCAGAATGGCTATGAACAAGGTCATTTTCCCTAAACAATCTGTATGGACACAAAAGGCTACAGACGAGTTGTTAAAGTTTCCAAATGGTCGAAATGACGACTTTGTAGACACTCTAGCATGGATTGGAATGGGCTTGTCTCGACTAACCACCCCTGGTGGTGTTAATATAAAGACAGATACGAGGCCAAAGGTAGGAACATTGGCGTGGGTTAAGTGGGACTCTGCCCAACGTCGAAAAATGGAAAAAGTATTTAACAGAACTGGTGGTTGGTGATGCACGAAGAAATGGCGATAGTTACGACAGACGTTGAACGTCCTGAACCAACAGAACGACGTAAGAAGTTAGTTACGCAGTGGCTTGCTAAAGTTAAACACGCGAAAACGTTCCACGAAAAAGCGTTTAAGCAAATGCGCAAAGACATGGACGCGGCTCTTAACGGCTACGACGACAGCCAGTGGTCGGGTGACAATTACGTTGCCAATATCTTGCAGCGTCATGTGCAGCAACGTACCGCATCTTTATATGCCAAGAACCCAAAGGCTGTTGCGAAGCGCCGTGGTCGTATGGAGTACGAAATTTGGGACGGGAGTTCGGACACGTTAGGTCAAGCGTTTGCTGCTTCTACAATGGCAAGCGAACAAGGTTTGCCAGTGCCGCCAATGCCTCAAATGATTATTCAGGATTATTTGAAAGGCAAAAACAGAAACAAGATGCTCGACAACGTGGCAAAGACGCTAGAGAACTTGTTTGATTACTACATGAAAGAGCAACAGCCGTCTTTCAAATCGCAAATGAAAGCGCTGGTGCGTCGAGTTATTACAACAGGTGTTGGCTACGTTAAGGTCGGTTTTCAACGTGACGTTGACCGCGCACCAGAAGTTGCCGCAAAGATCGCAGACGTGCAAGCGCAGATCGATTTTATGCGCCGTGTTACAGAACAAGCCGCAGAAGGGGAAATACAAGAGGACGATCCGCAGATAGAAGAATTGATGCTGTCTATGAAATCGTTGCTTGAGGAACCAATGGTGACGATCCGCGAAGGGTTGGTGTTTGATTTTCCCGAGTCAAATTCTATCATTGTAGACCCCCGCTGCCGTCAATTGCGCGGCTTTGTCGGTGCTGAATGGGTTGCGCACGAACTTTACTTGACGCCAGACGAAGTGAAGGAAATTTACGACGTTGACCTAAAAGACGCATATCGAACGTATGACATGAAAGGGCGTCTAGTTGGCCCTAATGATCCTTACACGCAGCGCACATCTTATGACGAAATCAACGCGGAAGGTGCGCCAGACGGATTAGTTCAAGTATTTGAAGTGTATGACCGCAAAACTGGCATACAGTATTGCCTTGCAGACGGGCATGATGATTTCTTGCGTGAGCCAATGTCGCCTGATGTACATGTCGAAACTTTCTGGCCTATTTTTGCTCTTGTGTTTAACGAGGTCGAGCATAAAGACCATTTATACCCACCAAGTGATATTAAGCTATTGATGCCGATGCAGCACGAATACAACCGTGCGCGACAAGGGCTGCGAGAACATAGACGCGCTAACAGACCTAAATACGCAGCACCCGCTGGCGTATTAGAAGAAGAAGATAAGGAAAAGCTGGCAACGCACCCCGCTAATGCAGTGATCGAACTACAGGCGCTTGCGGCTGGTCAGAAAGTAAATGACGTTATTCAGCCAGTAGGTCAGATCGGGATTGATCCAAATTTGTACGAAGTGCGTACAATATTTGATGACATTCAGTTAGTTGTTGGTGCGCAAGAAAGCAGTTTTGGCGGATTGTCCAAAGCAACAGCAACAGAAACGTCGATTGCCGAAAGTGCAAGAATGTCGTCGCTTGGCGCAAACGTTGATGAATTAGACAGCTTTATGTCTGAGATTACCCGCGCAGCGGGGCAAGTGTTGCTAGAAAACCTTTCATTAGATGAAGTGAAGAAAATCGCAGGGCCAGGTGCCGTTTGGCCTGAGTTTACCCGCGATACCATCATGGAAGAAGTTTTTCTAGAAATTGAGGCTGGCTCGACAGGTAAGCCAAACCGTGCGGCAGAATTGGCAAACATAGAACGTATAATGCCATTTCTGCTGCAAATACCTGGCATTGATCCAAAATGGCTGGCTAGAGAACTTCTTAAACGTCTGGATGACAAGTTGGAACTTGATTCAGCGTTTGCAGACCAAATTCCGAGTATTGTCGCTATGAATCAGGGGCAATCACAAGGAACTGGTGATCCTGCATTGCAGGGGCCGCCAGGAGGGGGTGCAGACAATGCACCGCGACAGCTACCATCGGGCGGGGGAGGCCCAGCACCAATGGGAGCTAATAACCAGTAACTTTTTGCTGTTTGTTGATAAATACAGTCAACAGCGGTAAAATAAAAGAAAGGACGCTAATATGGCTGAAGAAGTCACAGAGGTGGAATCGTCCCCCAACTCTGAAATAGTCGAGGACGAAAGCGCGGAGTCGTCAACCGCAGAAAGCGAAACCGAGGAGGATTTGCTGAGTGTCATACAAGACGCAATGCAACCCGACGAGGAACCAGAGTCGCACTCTGAGGAAAAGGTTGAAGAACTGGATGAAGTGGCAGCTTCATCAGAAACTTCTGAAACGGATACTTCTGTTGCAGAAGATGATGATGAAAACGTTCCATTTAATTCACATCCACGTTTTAGAAAACTGTTAGACGAGCGCAACGCATTTAAGGAGAAGGGCGAGAAATTTGATGTGATGCAGAATTACCTTACAGAGAACAATCTGTCGGGTGATGAAGCGGCTAAAGGCTTAGAGATCATGGCTCTTATGAAAAATGATCCTATGGCAGCATTAAATGCTCTAAAACCTTATGTGCAAACGTTGTCAGAGGCGGCTGGAATAATGTTGCCGCAAGACATACAAACGCGAGTTGACGACGGTTACTTGGACGAGGATGCGGCTAGGGAACTATCTGTTGCAAGGGCAGAGGCCAAAAGGAGTAACGCCCGTGCAGAGGCGATGGCGCAAGGCAAACAACGCGAACAGCAGTTGGAATATGTCGAGCGTCTAAAAGACACTGCTAACGCTTGGGAAGCAAAAACCCGTGAAAGCGATCCTGACTTCGATCTTAAACATGATCTAATCGATGCTCGTATTCGGGCTTTGGTTAACGAACACGGTTACGCCAAGACGCCAGACCAAGTGTTATCGCTTGCAAACCAAGCATACGCAGAGGTCAACGAACGTTTTAGTGCCAAGTTTGGAAACCACCGCCCAATGAAAACAGCATCAGGTGGTAAACTTGGAGGTTCACCGCAAGCAGAGCCAAAATCGTTAGCAGAAGCTATCGGCAACGCTTTGGGAACTTCATAACGTTAGGAGCGTACAAATGGCTTTTACTCAGGCCGAACTTGACAACATCGCTAACGCTGCCCTCGATTATTATATTGATAAAGGCAACGTTTATTCACAGTCACTACAAGACAAGCCGCTGCTCAAAGCGATGGACAGCGCGTCAAAAAGTTTCCCTGGTGGTAAGGGTGACTTGAGTGTTGCGGTAAAAGGCAACTACACAACAACCGTTGCTGGCTATACTCACAACGACACTGTGACGTATGCAAACCCAGCAAACATCGAACGTGCTAACTATAGCTGGAAAGAACACCATGCTGGTATTTCTTTGACACTAACCGAACTTAAAAAGGACGGTATCAGTGTTACAGATAGCACAACGTCAAGCGGCACAAGTAATCACTCAGGCCGTGACCAGACTGTTCTTGTAAACTTATTCCAAGACAAGCTGGATGACATGATGGAAGGTTATTCACGCGGTATGAATAACTTCCTATACGGTGACGGTACATCAGACGCGAACGCAATCGCGGGTATCCAAACACTGATCCTTGATGATCCAACAGTTGCCTCAACGACAGTTGGTGGACTATCTACAGTGTCTAATACTTGGTGGCGTAACCGCACAAACGTTGCAATCGCTAACACAGCAACAGGCCAAGAACTGATTGAAACACTTCATTCAGAAATGCGTCAGTTGAAGCGCTACGGCGGCAGACCAAACATTGCGGTTTGTGGTTCAGCGTTCTTAGATCGTCTTGCAGACGAACTACGCCGCAACGGTAACTACTCGCAAACTGGCTTTGCGCGTGGGCAAAACATCGCAATGGGCGAGATTAGCTACAACGGCTTGACCTTCCAGTACGATCCAACTTTGGACGATCTTACAATTACTGGCAAAGACCCAAGCAAGCGCTGCTACATCATCGATTCATCAAAACTGTGCATGTATTATATGGACGGCGAAAAGATGAAGCGTCACAGCCCTGCGCGTCCAGCGGATCAGTACGTCATGTATCGTGCAATGACCACAACAGCGGTTCTTGCAGCGACACAGCTTAACTGCCACGGCGTTTACGAAATCGCATAAAAAACGAGGGGGCGCATTGCGCCCCTTCTTCACTTAACTTTCAGGAGGATATTATGGTTGAACTATGTTCATGCACAGTTGCGATAGCGGGAGATATTCGCAGAAACCAACCAAAACCAAGAGTAACCCCAGCGGAAATCGTATTGCTTCAAGCAATCCACGGTGCGTCTGCGGTAACAAACATTCGCGTCCACGGCGAACTAGATACTACATCAGATCAAGAGCGTGACAGATTAGGACGATTTTACGGCGACGATAAAGTTGTGAAGCAGTTCAATCAGTTTGGCGATTTGCCAACAACAATCGATGACATTCGCATTCCCAATGAAATGCTCGACCCGTCATGGAACCGCGAGGCTGCGAAACCAGCTAAGAAGAAAGCGCCAACACGCAAACGCGCGAGAACAGCAAAAGGTCACTTTGTTAAAGACAATCCTGAAACGCCTGAAAATGAGGCATATGTCGAGGAATAGAACATGGCTAGAGGTACATCGTTAGGGCAGCTTATAGAGGATTTACGGGCGGAAGTAGGACACTCGTTGCAGCCGTCTTTAGGCAAAGCGACACGCGATGTATTCCTAAATATGTTACAGCGCACCCAACGTAGATTGTGGGAAGATTATAGCTGGCCTTTTTTGCGGGTGCGCCGTGATATAACAATTCAGGCGGGACAACGATATTACAACGTACCCGATGATTTGGTATTTGAGCGTATTGAGCGCGTCGAAACAAAACACGGCGATTACTGGACTAAGCTGCATTACGGAATTGGTGCGGCTCAATACAATCAGCATGATAGCGATAGAGGTGTTCGATCATCGCCTATTCGTCGTTACGACGCTCACGAAAACAATCAAATAGAGTTTTGGCCCATCCCCGCAAACAATTCGGATGCTACGACAGGTATAGACAGCGTTCGAGTACACGGAATTAAAAATTTAAGTACGTTTGTCGCGGAGTCAGATTTAGCTGATTTAGACGATCAGCTTATTGTTTTGTACTCAGCTTTTGAAATCTTGGCGCGACAGAAGCAAGCCGATGCACAGGCAAAGTTGGCGCAAGCTGAAGGTCATTATGCACGATTAAAAGCGCGAATGGCGAAAACAGAGACATTTGTTATTGGAGGCGGAGAGCCAGAGGGAATGTATCGTCCTAAAGGGCCACCCCTTATTGCAACAACAGGAAATAACTAATGGCGTATATTCTTGTCGAGGATTTTAGGGGCGGTTTAGATCGGCGTCGAATAAATGTTACTGCGCCTCCTGGCACACTAATCGAACTAACAAATGCACATATAACGCGCGGCGGTGAAATTGAAAAACGCCCCGCGTTTGTTGCTCTTACAACATTGCCGTCGAACACAATCGGTTTGGCTGCGGCTGGTGGTCAGATTTACACGTTTGGTAGCGATGCCCCAGCAAGTGTTACGTTTCCATCGGACGCACCATCTAACGTAAACTATGTGCAGTTGGCTCACCCATCAGGTGAAGAATTAACAGAAGTTCACTCAGTTACTTTTTATGACGGTCAGCTATATGTTGCAGCGCAGTTTGCCGATGGTCGTATCTATCACTATTACAACGGCGTTCGCATAACAGATTGGTTTGACGGACGTGCTAGAGCAACGTTTGAAATCACAGGCGGGACGGCTGGTGGTACAGCGCCAACAGCAAGTTTTGGAGTAACGGGTGGTACAGCAAACCCTGGTGATGAATTGCGCTTTTTGCGTATTGACGGTGTAGATTTAATTAGTGCGCCCGTTCAACATACTGGCACAGGCAATACAGCAACAGCGGCAGCCGTTGTAGATGCTATTAATAATGGGCCGTCAGATTATACGGCGGTGTATAACCAAAACGGCGTGATAATAACGTCGCCAAACATCGGTATAGCTGACAATGGCGATCAACTTACTTTCGGCGTTGATGGTGGTTTTACAATTGGAAACGTTAGTCACATGTCGGGCGGCGTCGATAATGCGGTTACTGCAATTACAGTCGATGGTGTTAACATTATTGGCGATCAGGTAACTTGGGAAACGTCGCATACATACACTGCTTTGAAAATTGCCGAAGCCATTAACGATTTTCCGTCTGGCCCAGAATATGAGGCAACAGCCGTCAATCAGTTTGTTAACATTATACGCAAAGACCCAGGATCGGCTGCTAACAACTTAACTATCGCAATCACTGCGGCAGGGGATGTAACAACAGCTTTTGACCCTGTTGCTCAAAACTACTTAGATGGTGGAGCCGATGCCGCGACTATTAATGCATACTCGCCTGGTGAGTTTGCATTGCCAGTTAAAACAAAAATGTATGCTCTAAACGATAGTTTGCTGCATTTTAGCGCAATCGATGATCCTACTGAATGGAACGACACAACGTTAGGCGCTGGTTTTATTAACTTGTCAAACTTTAGTCGCGGTTCAGAGGATTTGAAAGCAATTGCAACTTACTTTGATAACATTGCTATTCTTGCAGAGGAATCCATCCAAATATGGTTTGTTGACCCCGACGAAGCGTTGAACGCTCAAATTCAGGTGTTGCAGAACACAGGCACTATTGCACCCGATAGCGTTGTCGAGTTTGGCGAAAATGACGTGTTTTATTTAGCACTATCAGGTTTGCGTAGTTTGCGTTCGCGTGACTCGTCTAATGCTGCGTTTGTTGGTGATATTGGCAACCCGATTGACGAATTGATTAAGGAGTCAATTCAGGAAAACAGAACACTTGCTGAACTATCAAAGGCAACCCTTGAACAACGTGACGGACGTTACATCATTGCTATTGGCGATAAAATGTTTGTGTTTAGCTACTTCCCGTCATCGAAGGTAAGCGCTTGGTCGATATACGAACCTGGCTTTATTGTTGATAAGTGGGCGTATGACGGACGCCAGACATTATGCAGAAGCGGCAACACACTTTACTCGTTGGGTGGCGAAAATGGCAACATCTACGACTCAAGTGAAGTAGTTGTTCAAATGCCGTTCTTGGATGCAAGCAGCCCAGCGACGTTTAAAGATTTTCATGCGATGGACATGACGTGCGAAAATACATGGACAGTTTCTATAGCGACAGACCCGCAAGACATTACCGCATTAGAAGAAGTTGCGGTGGTTGACAAAACGACGTTTGGGTTGGGTAGAGTTGGGTTAACAGGTTACAGCACCCATATTGCGCCACGGCTGACTTGTGCAAAAGATGGGCCAGCGAAGTTAGGGAACATTGCTATACATTACACACCATCGGAGAGTGGCTAAATGTATTTACGCAGATCAGAGCCAGAAGAAATATTCCATGTTGCAGAGAATATGCGTGAGCGTGATTACGATGAAATATCGGCTCTGCGTTGGACGAAAGATCGAAAAGAACTTGCTTATGCAATTACAAACAATGTTTCTGACTTTGAAACAGTATTAACTTGTGGCGATGATGAAGGGCCAATTGCAATTGTCAGCTACATACCCGTGCGGCCTGGTGTCTGGAATTTAGGGATGTTTGCGACTGACAGGTTCAAAAGTATCGGACTTTACCTGACAAAACGCATAATCCGCGATATAATACCAGCATTAGATAGGTCTAAAGCGCATCGCGTGGAGGCTTGGTCAGTCGAAGGATACACGGAAGTACACAATTGGCTGCGTTTTTTGGGATTAAAAGAGGAATGCAAAGTGCGCAAATGTGGAAAAAATGGCGAAGATTTTAAAATATTTTCGTTTGTTCGTGACGGCGACGAAAACGTTCGTTGGCGCAGCAAAGGCGAGGTAAGTTAAAATGTGTTTAGGCGGCGGTGGCGGCGACGACTTTTTAAAACAGGAATACGAACGGCAACGTGCGGAGGAAGAAGCGCGTCAAGGCCGTATTGAGGAAGGCAAAAAAGAAATTGATGCAGCCTTTAGCGGCTACGACGATCAATTTTATGACGGCATTTCTACAAATTATATGGATTATGCAAAGCCGCAAATTGAGGATCAATACCAAGATGCTCTCAAACAATTGCGTGTCGCATTAGCGCGTTCAGGCAATTTAGATAGCAGTTTAAGGGCAGATCGCATTGCGCGTCTAAACAACAA